TTTGGATTTCAAGATAATGCAGCATATTTATTAAGAGTACCTCAAAAATTTGTAAAGGAATATATTTATGGTGAATAAATTTACCCGCTCTAAGTATAATAGTTCTGATAAAGTTTCCATTATATGTGCATGTAAAAATAGATATGAGGCACTAAGAATTTCTTTAAATTCTTGGTTAAACTTTGATCAGGTTGGAGAAATTATTATTGCTGATTGGAATTCTGAAAAATCAATTAGTGATTTGACACATCTTGATAAAAGAGTTAAAATCATAGAAGTGAGAAATGAAGATTATTTTAATCAACCTCAACCTTTAAATCTTGCTTCTAAATTGGTAACAAATAATTTTTTGTTAAAAATGGATACTGATTATGTCTTGAATCCGTATTATAATTTTTTTAATGAATATAATATTGATGATACTAATTTTGTTTATGGTCCCTGCAATATAGAAGACAAAAATATAGAAAGCAATCCATATTTTAAATATCTTCGAGGACTTTTGTATATTAAAACTAAATTTTTTAAAGCAGTTGGTGGTTATAATGAAAATATGGGTAAATATTATGCATGGGAAGATGATGAATTAGTCATAAGACTTCATATGTATGGACTAAATTCTAGATCAGTTGATTATAATCATAATGTATTTCACATTCCCCATTCGGATAAAAAAAGATTTGAAAATTTTGAAGGAGATAAAGAATATGAAAAAAATATTGTCAATGAAATGTCAAAATACTATTCAGGTGATGAATTAAAATATCAAACTGAGTATGTTATTTCTCAATATCATATCTTAAAAAACATGGAAACTTTTCCAGAACCTCTAGATTATTTTGTAGAATCTAAGGTAGATTGGAATCTAATTCAAAAAAATGATCAACATTATTTTGCAGAAAAAGTATGAATAAATTAGAAAATTTTCCATCAGTTTACTTTATTTCACTTGAAGAAAGTATTGATAGGAGACACAATATTGAAACGCAGTTTAAAAATTACAATATCATACCAATACCAATAATTTCTAAACGTTATTCGGAAAGTGATGATATTGTAATTGGTAATCATATTCATTCAATGGATCCAGGTACTATTGGATGTGCAGTTTCTCATCTTAAGGCAATCAAGAAATGGTATGAGGAAACCGATGAAGAATATTCTTTCTTCTGCGAGGACGATTTAAGTCTTGAAACCGTAGAGTATTGGAATTTTACTTGGGAAGAATTTATAGATTCTATTCCAGAAGATGCTGATTGTGTTCAACTTTTACGTTTACGTGAGGGTGGAAATTTTTCAGACTTTACGATACGTAAAAGAGAATGGAACGATTGGTCTGTAACCGCATATATTATTACCAGGGAATATGCTGCTAAAATTATTTCCGAACATTGTATTGGAGATGAATATCATCTTGATATAAAAGGCCAAAATTGTATGCCTCTTGTAGAATATATTATTTTTAACTATGGTATTACTTATAGTGTACCTTTATTTGTAGAAGATAATAGATTTATAACTACTTTTTCAAAATCTTCAGATCATAATTCAGACTTACATGCTGATACTCATTTTAATTCTTATAAAAATGTGACAGAATGGTGGAAAAATAGTGGAAAAAATCTTTCTATAGAAGAGTTCTTTAGTAAGAGAACTGGAAATAAAAAAATTGTTGATTACTTTCCTTTCTTTGCACCAACTGGCAGAGAGATGTTAAAGTTGCGATTAAATGCTTTAAAAAATTATGTTGATGAATTTATAATTTGTGAATCCAATAAAACTCAAAGTGGAACTCCTATAGAATATGAACTCAAAGGAATTTTGAATGAATTGAATCTATTAGATTATAAGATAAGAATCATAGAATTAGATATTCCTGATGATGAGAATTTGGATATTCAAGAAATTGACAAACATAATTGTTATGATAATAATTCATCTAATCTCAATTCAGTAAGAGCAAGAGTTCGGGAAAGAATGCAAAAAGATGCATTGTTAAATGTAATATCAGAATATTCGGATGATACTGTATTCATTCATAGTGATATAGATGAGATTATTTTTCCAAATATAGTTGAGTATATTTCTAATATTGCCAGAAGTAATTTAGATGTAGTCATTAGAGTTCCTTTGGTTCATTTGGAAGGACGATGTGACATGAGAGTTTATATGAGAGACACCAATGAACCTAAAGAATGGACAGGAATGTTTGTTACAACTAAAAAACATTTAGAAAAAGCAACACCAACTCAAATAAGGTCAAATGTTTTTAATCCATTTCCAATAGTTTTTCTTACTGAAAATGGAAATATTCTTAAAGATCTTGGATGGCATTTTTCTTGGATGGGAAATTCTGATCTTAGAAAAATAAAGTGTAAAGCTTTTACTCACCATGATGATAAATTTGAATACTTGTCGGCATCTAAATATTCTGCACAGGATATGGACGAGTTTCAACAAAAATTAAAAATTAAAGAAGGTGAAATTTCTCCCTCTGGAGATAAAAATACTATTCTTAAATATTATCCAGTTGAAAATCTTCCTAAAGAAATTTTTATTTTTGATGATATTAAAGAGTTTTTATTACCTGAAAATAATGATGAAGAGGAATCTTCTATAAAAATCACAAAAATAGAAAAGTTACTAACTGATTATTCTTTAGACACGGAAAATGCTGAACACAATTTTAATCTTGGGTTCTGGTATGAAACTGAAGGACACACTGCCCCCGCAGTGTCTTATTATTTAAGATCTGCCGAAAGATCGGAAGATAAAAATTTATCTTATGAATCTTTAATAAGAGCATCTCATTGCTATGCAAAACAAGGAACTAGAGATCTTAGTTCAAAATGTCTTCTACAACAAGCATTAAGTCTATGTCCAAATAGACCAGAAGCATATTTTCTATTAAGTAAATTTTCAGAAAAAAGAGATTGGTGGACAGATTGTTACAATTTTGCTGATATGGGATTAATTTTTTCAGATTTTTCTTTACAACCACTTTGCACAGATGTAAGTTATCCTGGAAAATATGGACTTTTATATTTAAAGGCGATATCTGGATGGTGGTGGGGTAAGTCTGAACAAACTAAAAATATATTATTAGATATTAAAAATAATTATAGTATGACTCAAGAATATATTGAAAATACTAATCAATTCTTACAAAAGATAGGAGCATAAGATGAATTTTACAGTTTATTCCAAATCAGGTTGTCCTTATTGCGACAAAGTTAAAAACGTACTGGAGTTGACAAAACTCCAACATGTAGTGTATACTTTGGATAAGGACTTTACCAGGGAAGGATTTTATGCAGAATTTGGTGAGGGATCCACATTTCCACAAGTAATTTGCAATACTAAAAAATTAGGAGGATGCGTTGACACAATCAAATTCCTCAAAGAACAACAAATCATCTGATGGTTTGATAAATACAAATAAGAACCCCAAAATTAATCGGGGTATTGAACTTATTCTTAATGGAGGTAAGAGAAAGCAGACTTATCCGTTTCATATCATCTTTGAGAAGATGGTTTGCTTTCTAAATCGGGAAGTAACCATTTATTTTGAATTTTCCTTCGTATCAAGGAAAAAAGTAGTTTCCCGAGGTAAAAGAAATGTTAGCAATTAGTCTAGTATTCGGTTCATTTTTAACCGTTTTATTTCTTATAGTGGGTCTCATAGGTGGATGGGTTGCTAGAGAATATATGATGAACTATCGGGAAATACCAAGACCTCACCCCGAAATGTTTGATGGACAAGGGAATTTAATCCCAGATGAGGTAATTGCATTTAATTTTGAAAACTATCATGACTACAACGACACAGAAGAAGACGACGACGAAATCTAAACCATCAGTTGCGACTGAAAAAAAAGATTCACCCATTCCCGAATTACCTTCAAATCCTTTTGTATTTGAAGTTTTTAATTTGGCAATGAAGCAAAGAAGTACGGCTAAAAAAGTAGAAGTTCTTCAAAAGTACACACATCCATCTATTCAAACACTCTTCGTTTGGAATTTTGATGAAACTATTATTTCTTCACTTCCTATAGGGGAAGTCCCTTATGCAAGTGTTGGGGAGCAAAATTCTTTTAGTGGAACAATCACTGAAAGAATTAATGATGCTGTTTATAAAATGGGAGAACTTGGATCAAATTCTTTGGGATCTCAAGATCAAGGGCATTCATCTATTCGTAAAGAATATCAAAAATTTTATAATTTTGTCAAGGGTGGAAACGATTCATTGAGTTCTCTTCGAAGAGAAACTATGTTTATTAATTTACTTCAAGGATTACATCCACTTGAAGCAGAAATTTTATGTCTTGTCAAGGATAAAAAACTGGAAACAAAATATAAGATTACAAAAGAAATTGTAAGTCAAGCATACCCTAATATTCAATGGGGGGGACGTTCTTGAGTATGAGTAAAATTCATGATGTAATTGATAAAGAAAAAAGTATAGAAAAGCATATGGATACTTGGACACCCACAGAAAAAGAAACTTGTAAGACACGATATGGATGTGATATACTAATCCAAGGTGGGTCTTATGCTGAAGTCTGTACTAAAGATGCTCCAAATGATGCGTATATTATTAAGTATATGATTGATGATAAAATTTGCTTTGACCTTACTCGTGGTGGAAAAATTAAATTGTTTGATATGTATTGGGATAAGTTTCGTGAAAATTTAAAGAGTATTAACTTTGGATACGGAAGAATTAATCCAAAGCTCTGGGGATATAAATCACCCGAAAAGAAAAAGAGAAAGTGATTTACAAAATGCTGGGAAAAAATCCCGGCAATTTTTTTGCTTTCTTAAGATTTTATAAAATTGTAACAAATGTTACAATTAAAACTTGCTATATAAATGCAATAGGTCTATAATGACCTTACGTTCATCTGGAATATCAGACGGAAGTAAGCCGACGCGGAACGCATTATCGTTCATTCGCTATTCGCAAATAGTGAACGGAAACGCCGACTGAAGGAACGCTCTTTAACCTAAAAACTAAGGAGAAACCTAATGTCTAAAGTCGTATATAGAGGTGTTGGATACGATACTCAAAAGCGTCTTGAGTATCAACAACAAATGATGCAACAACCCCAACAATACAGCGAAACCTATCGTGGTGTTAAGTTTGTAAAGGAGGGACATAAGTGATGCAGAAACTCAACTTC